TGCAATGATAGCCACGCAGTCTTACCGTCAAATACATCACTCATGTGGTCTGCCTTTACTGCTTCCCATTTCAGGTACCTCATCAGGGTACTTTGCCAAGAAGCAGTATTAAGGACCATATTTCGATCGTTTGGGGATGAAACTGTCTTCAACTTGCCAATAAGTTCTCGTAACAGCATCGGCGACTTCACGTTGCTCGGATCGATATTCATCATCAGATAGTTTTTCGAGTTCACGTTTGTACTCCGCCAGTTTATCAGGTTTCAACTTGATGGCGTCCAGCCGGTTGACGTCCTTGAGGTAGTCAACCCCAGCCATGATGTCCTCAACCCCATAGCCAAATATAAAGGGGAACTCACAGTAGCGCCCATTCAGGGCCACCTTGTTTTTCTTGATGGCGGCCTTGATCACTACACCAATGGGGCGCTCAACCCCCTTGATGGTTTTCTTTAGGGTTTTCAGGTGCGCCAGCCACATGATTTGTGACGCATAAAAGTCAAGGCTGTGGCCGCCGCTGCGTCTATGTTTTTCACCAAAGGCAACGCCAATATTATCCCTTACCTGTGATACCACAATCAGTAGTACCTTGCTGCGTTCAATTTTGCGTGCCAACTTACGGAACATAGCACTCAGTTGTTTGGCCTTGCTGGTGCCATAACTGCCTTCACTTATATCACGTTCCATTTCAGCTTCATCTGACAAGGCGTCCAGGCTATCAAGCACATAAATACCCGGTTGGTCCTTCCTCTGATCAACAAACCTAAGTAAGTCACGCTGAAAATCCTCAACCGTAGTAACTGGCTTGTCAGGGTCACCAAAATCAACCTTGGCTATTGGCATGCCCATGGCGGCGGCATACTCAAGGTCAAAGGCTGCTTCAGTCTCACGGTAGGCGGCCCTACCCTTGGGGTAGGTGCTAATGAAATTGGTTACCGCTTCACAGGCTAATGCGGTTTTGGCGGTGCTTTTGTCACCCACTATGTTGACAATGCGTCCTAGCACATACCCACCGCCAAGGATGCAGTTCATTATGGTACAGCCTGTGCTGATGTAGCTCAGGTTTTTATGCAGGCTGGTAAAGTAGTTATTTTTTGGTGCTATAAGCTTTTCTCTTTTTGCCATCAGATATGCTTCCAGCTTTTTCTGTGAACAATGGCATGAACTGTTGCTGAATCCACACCATAGTGTGTGCTTAACCAAGCTTGTGTTCGCCCTCCATCATGCCACTTCCTGATTTGCAGGACATCTACGTTGGTTAGTTTGCCTGAAGATTTATGTAGCTTTATTGCCCTCAAAATTGGGGCGTCCATCCCAAGCTTTACAAAGCTTTTCATACGTCCTTTTTTGGAGGCATCTCTTAGGTTGTCGCGTTGGGTAGCAATAAACAAGTGAAATGGATTAACACACCGGCAGTTATCACACTTATGGCAGCATTTCATTCCTTTTTTTATTGGGCCAATGAATTTGTTAAAGGCATAGATATGTGCTGTCTTACTTCTGACACCATCGTAGAATTGACCATACTGATGTGTTTTGATTGATCCAAACATAGACCCCTGCCACAGCCAACAACCTGTTTGCAGGTCAACCCGTATTTTTTCAATAAATCTTTCTAGGTCGTTTCTTCTGTACCCGTAGCCATTCCACCCACGACGCATAACCTTTTCTCCTGAGCAGGTAGGTCTCCATTGCGAACCTACCGTACGGGATGTAGTCGTCCATGATTTCAGCCAGCGGGCGGGGATCACGCGATACCGGATCTATCCCCGCCCGCCTCATTAGTTCCTCACTCCTCATCTGTCTCACGGTTGCGGCTGGCCCGAAGCCGGTCCCTGATGTTGGCACGCGGCTTTTCCTCAGGCTCATCCTCTTCATCAGCTATGCGTGACCGGCGTGCACTACGTGGGTGCTTCTCAGGCTCATCTTCATCATCCTCAGGTTCACTAACCCTGCGGCGGGGCTTTTCCTCAGCCTCAGCCTCAGGCTCATCCTCCTCATCAGAGTCATCAGGGCGCTGGCGGCGGGGCGGTGGCCCTTCATCCTCACCGTTGCCACGGGCACGGCGTGCTGGGGGCGTTTCATCTTCAGTCTCAACACGGGCCTGACCGCCATACACGTCATTGATGTGGTCATAGTCATAAAACTGCAGCACAGTGGGCAATGGGTGCTGCTGCACATACTCAAGCCATTCATCAGCCAAACCCCGGTCACGTGACAGGGGGGATGGCTTTTGAATACGCATTTTCTCAACCGGGTAATCAGTTTTCAGCCCGGTGCCTTCCTTGTAAAAGCGTACATCACAGCCCTCCTTAGGGTCATCAATGAACATGGCTTCACGGCTATCTTCATCAAAGCTTAAGCCAGCCAGGGCCTTGTCCACGCTGAACGGGGTTGACCATAGCTGCGGGCCAGCCTCTTCATCATCACGGTCAATGACCCACATCAGTATGCGCTTACGGGGCCGCAGGGCCTTGGCCAGGTCCTTGTCACCGTTGCGCTCAGCATCCTTCAATGCCTCAGCCAGCGGGTCACGCTCAGCCTTCATTTTGCTCAGGCTAAGGTAGGCTTGGTTGTCAACACCAACGCCGTAGTTAACCCACAGGTCAAAGCCGTAGTGCTTGGCGTCATCCCAGGTAGGGGGCAAAATGCGTACCATGTTTTTGCCTTCCTTGACCTTGAACACCGGGTACTTGGACTTGAACATGCTGTCAAAGTCACCGGCACTGGCGTTAGCCCTTGCCTTGACGTCCTCAACAGTACGCTTGCGGTACTGAAAACCGCGTTCCTCACTTTGCCGTGCCATTGCTGTCCTCCTTTATTTTGGCCGCTAGGTGATCAACAAACCTCTCCTTCCGCCTGAAATAGGCGTCAATCAGGCTATGGCCAAGGAGATACACACCATAGCCTATAAGCATTACCACCAACGCATAAAGCACAGTATTAATCGTCTCCATTGCGTTTAGCCCTTGCGGTTGCCAAGCGTTCACGTTGACGCTGATACACTGCCTCATCCGTTTTACTGGTACCCTGCACTGCAGTACGCTCCCAGTAGCTGCTGACGTACAACCCAGCCAGCTCCCTGAGCATGTAGTTGCGCTGGTGAAAGGCTTCCTTGAGTGCCTTGAACTTGTCTGATTTGATTTTGGCTAGGATGTATGTGTCAAAGGCGTCCAGGTGGCGCTTGTGTTTAAGGACCTCACTTTTGACCATGGCCTCAGTGGCCTTCACCTTGGCCCGCTCCAGTTCAGCCCTAACCTCACCGTCTAGCTCAGCATCAACCGTTGCCAATTCAGCCTCACAGGCATCATGCTCAGCCAACGCCTCAGTATAAGCGTCAGCAGCTTGGAAGAACAAGCTTGGTTGATTGACGATTTCATCATCAAGTGAGTACTTGTCAATCTCAAGCCGTAGCTCAAGCTGCGCCAATAGGTCCACCATACCTTACTATACGGACCGTCTTTTCAACTATCCAGGTTCAGGGACAATCCTATGCTGTAGAGCAACGGGGCTAGCTTATCACTAGCATTATAAGGGGTTTTGAAGGCTTCAAGCAGTCGCAGCAACCAGGCTGCCTTACGATCATCCTTCGTGCCTATTAATGCAGCAGCTAGATAATTCACTATCACTATGCGGGCACTTTCAGCCTCAATGCCTTCAAGCCCTTTGACCAGCTTCATCGCAGTGGCCCAGTTTTGCCCCTGCTTTGACACTAGGTAGCGGCACAGGTCTATGATCTCCCGTGACTGCCCGGCTGACCTGATGGTTTGCAGAGCTTCAGCAGCACTTTTACAAGCCAAACACTCTGCCAAAAAGACAAGCGCCTGGCGTGGACTGCCTCCACTATTTTCACAAATAGCCTCAAGGATTTCATCACTGGTATCCATCCTTTCATCTTGACATACTTTATCCAACAGCTTGAATATCAGTTCTTCACTGACCGGTTTCAGGTCATAGCGCAGGCAGCGGGTGACAATCGCCTTGGGTATCTTGCTAGGCTCAGTACTGCAAAACACCCAGTACAGATGATTAGCCGGTTGCTCAACCGGCTTGAGCAGGGCGTCCCAAGCCGGGGTGGATAGCCGGTGACATTCATCCATGATGATGGTTTTCACCTGTGACTTCCCTACCGCCCGGTAGTAGCTGCGGGCTATCACTTCCTTGACGTCATCCTTGCCTGACTTTTCTGAGGCGGGGAACTCCTCAATGTTGGCGGCGGTGGCATCCCCGTTGGCAAACTTGTTGGCCAGGATTCGTGCCAGGGTGGTTTTTCCTGTCCCACTGGGGCCGGTGAAAATGAAACAATGCGCCTTATTGTCCTTGACCACCCTTTTCAGGCTTTTGACCGTTTCATCCTGCCCCAACACCTGATCAAAGTCAGTTGGTCGGTGGGCAGTATGAAAGCTAGTCATCCTTATGGCTCCAAAATTTACCTATTTCACGCATTTCATACCAATTATACCCGCAGGATGCTTCTACGGATAGAGGCACGTTGATAAAATCATACTTTGGCCTGAGCATCACGGCGGTTATCAGTTCAACCGCCTGGTCCAGCAGCTTGTAGTCCTCGGGCACAATGAAGGTTAGATCATCGTGTATGTTCAGTATGGGGTGCAGGTGCCATTTGTTGTTATCAAGGGCCATCCTGCTAAGCCTGTTCATGGCATTGCACACTATGATGGCTGCCCCTT